GGTCATCGTGGATGTAAGCGTAGAATAAAAGGCTGTAGAAAGACTACTTAGACCAGGCCGTATCATTCCAAGCATTCCCATAAATGAATTGCTCAACGTAGGAATACTTACTGTGCTGAGGAATTCATAAGGCTCCTTCCATCCAACAAGGCCCTGTCCAACAATTACCGGAATATAATTATCTGGTATAGATTTGTCTGTGTTAGGGTCTTTCACAATAAGGTCACGTATTATAAGAGTTGTGGTATCTAGTGTAATTCTTGAGGCCATCTTTTCCTCAACTATTAGGGCTCTTTATATTTAGACTGATGGGAAATTAAAACGGGCAGGTTGCCCGTTTTTTGCCCCATCAGTCGGTCGCTCCAACGGGCATTTCAAATGCCCGTTGGTCTAAGAAGCCATATATTCCTCTTACACAGAATTCTGGACACTTACGAAAATAGAGCCAGTTGAGCCATAATAGGGAGTAAATCTATTATTGTGTAATCCTTGTTGAAATCCGCCATAATTGATTGTGTCCTCAGGCATGTAATGATACAAAGAATAATTACTCTCATAATTCAATACAGTATTTTTAGGAACCGATATGCGTATAGGCTGTTGGAATGCATTGGAAGAATCTATGAAACGAATATTATTTGGGCTAGCAGGGTCTGATACAACACTCATTCCATTTGCAGCAAAGAGATAATTGGTGGTCGTCGTGCTATATAATAATTTATCATTTCCATATTTCAGTAAAGTAGATATTGGGAAACATAAGGGTGTATTTATAGCAGAGCCGGTGCCCAACTTGGAAAACAAAATAGTAGGAAAGGCTTCCACAGTAATTCTAGAATTGGAATTCGTGAAACTGCTAAAAGAATCTAGGCGTATAGTCGCCGTTGAGAATTCCATATTAGTATTAGTTGTTCCTATAACTTTGCCAGCCAATTGAGTTCCAGGCCGTGGGCCAGAATATGTCATGCTGCTTTGGAAAAACGTGGAAACATAATATATTGTTCCAATATTTGTAAATATATTCGTATTTGAACCGCCTATAATAGAAACATTACCAGCGTTATCATATCGTATATTCAATGCGAGAGAGCTGAGATAACCAATAGACCCAAGACCTTCCACTGTGCTTCGTAAACCGCTGGTACTCACATATCTCGATGCTCCAAGACCTGCAACAGTACTTTGTAAGCTAGGTGTGCTAATGTAAGAAGAAGTAGTTCCGAGTCCATCAATAACCGTCTTTAGTCCACTTGTGCTTACATAGTCAGAAGAGCCTAAACCGCTCAAAGTACTTTGTAAGGCAGTTTGTAAGCCACTCGTGCTTACATAGCCAGAAGAGCCGAGACCGGCCACGGTGCTTTGAAATGAAACTGGGGCCGTTATTGAGCTCACATACCCGAGTGAGCCTAGACCGGTGATAGTGCTTTCTAGCCAACTGCTGCTTACATATCTCATGTTTCCAAGTCCAGCAACTGTACTTTGTAAACTAAGGCTGCTAATATAGCCATTCGAGCCAAGATTGTTAACCAGTTCTTGAGTAATTGCGCCTGTTGTTTTTGAATCAATGATTCCACCAAGACTGCAAAGAGAAGCAAGATATGTTGTAGAAATAAATCCGATAGTGCTTGTATTTACATAAGTTACCGTGGAGAAAGAGCTCAGTGTCGACGGTAAGAAAGAAACCATCGGACCTCCAAAGGTAGACAAGGAATCCAAGACCCCGTTCCAAGCCGTTCCGCCACGCCCATCTGTAATAAGACTATTGCCGGCTGCTATAAATCCTCCCGTATCAGGGTCTAGGGCATATACCCGACGAAGCACGATTCTATCGGACATGTTATCCCTCTTCTTAGAGGAGCGTTTGTATTTCTCAAGAGAATCATTCGCACAATCAGATGACGCAAGGAGGAGGTTTATTACAACTCGTCGCCCAGGGAAAACAGGATGTTTTCCTTACCGGTAATCCTCAAATTACATGGTTCAAGATGGTATATCGTCGTTATACGAATTTTTCCATGGAATCTTCCGTCATTCAGTTTGACAACCAGGCAGATTTCGGGCGAAAAATAACTACGACTATACCGAGAAAAGGAGACCTCCTCGGCGCTCTGTGGCTAGAAATAGAGCTTCCGGCTTTGACCAATTCAGCAACAGGTGCTAGACTCTCTTACACAAACGCCACGGCCCATGCCTTGATTCAAGAAATAAGCATAGAAATCGGTGAGCAGGAAATTGACAAGCAGACGGGTGAATGGATGGAAATGTATTCCAATTACGTGATTACACAAGATAAGGTTCATGCTTGGAATGCCATGATTGGTAAAGTAGCCGGCGGTTCTCAAGGAAATAAACCAGCGAGTAACGTTGGACTCTACGGCCCCTTGTATTTATATGTTCCTCTCCGATTCTGGTTCTGTAAAAACGCTGGACTGGCACTTCCTTTGATTGCGTTGCAGTATCATCCGATTCGTATTAACATTACACTGCGCCCTCTTTCACAGATGTTTATAAATGATACCCCAACAACTTCGCCATGCGATGTTAGTGCAACTTCTGCCACAATTACCTCTATGAATCTATACGGAGATTTCATACATTTGGATGTGCAAGAGAGGCGCAGATTTGTAGCGAATTCGCATGAATATCTCATAGAGCAAGTCCAGTATACAACATATCCCATTGATGCGACGGCTACCAGTGTACAAGTCCCTATGGAATTCAATCATCCCATTCGTGAAATATATTGGGTTATCCAACGTCAAATGTCGGTAAATGCGCATCAGTGGTTTAATTATACAAACTTATCCATTAACGAGAGTGGCAAGTCGTTTAATTTAATCAATACGGCCTTGCTTCGCATTGAAGGGTTTGATAGGTTCGATACGAGAAAGGCCGATTATTTCCGACTCGTTCAGCCGTATCAGTATCATACGGCGATTCCTATCAACGATTTCGTGTATTCATATTCTTTCTGTTTCAGACCCGAAGATACTCAACCGAGCGGAAGCATGAATGCCAGTCGCATAGATAGTATGACCTTACAGCTAGAAATGGCGAACACGACACAAACGCTAACTTCCGTTTATCAAGGTCCTGCCAGAGGTCCCGCGAATGTTCGTGTATATGCCTTGAATCACAATGTCCTCAGAATTGTGGACGGATTCGGGGGACTTTTGTTCCGGATATAAACCGTGTCTTTTCCGGCATATCAAAGCTATCGTAACTTTAGTAATGGTCTGGGAATTCCCCGCTGTTTCACAATCAAGAAAGGAATTCTGGGCGAAGCCGCAATATACGAAATCAGGTATGTGGTGGTTTACATTGGTGTTTGGATTCTTTGGCTTACACCACTTTTTACTCAGGTCTCCGCAAACGGGTCTTATATTTTTAATAGCAAATATCATATCTCTTGGGTATCTATGGTTTTATGACTTGATACAACTATCAAGCGAGGATAAAGGTGGCGTGAGTCACGATAGTCCAGACAAACATAGTCTAGACAAACATGGATTATCTTGGGGCTTTGGTGCCTTGGGTCTGGCGAAAGGTATGTGGATTCCTGGTAATGAAAATGAAGCTAAAAGTTCTGCTTCTGGTTCTACTTCTGCTTCTGCTGCTTCTGCTTCTGCTTCTGCTTCTGCCTCTTCAACGATTAAGCCTTCTATTCTACATCCCCACGGTCTAATTTCTGACCAAAAAGCCTTACAGCTTGGGTATAAAATGAAAATCCCGCAAACTGGATTATATTTACAGCCCCAAAAGGTTCAGGAAGAAATTACAGAAGCCCAGAAAAAGAAAAATCTTGGGCAAGATGAAGGCCAACAGGTTCTTGAAGAAACCCAGAATAATACTGAGAATCCAAAAAACCCTGTTCAAGGGGGAGGAGCAAATAGCGACGGTCCTCCTAATCCATTCTTTTTTCTGGCCTATGCCATATTGATACCCATCGCCCCTTTGGCACAACTCATTGCAGGAGATACATATAACTCTGTTTCCAGATTCTTGGATTTAACCATTGTGCCAGGAGGATTTTTTTGCTATATGGCGTCCATCATTTATGATTATATAATATTGTTTTTATTTCCTGCAGATTTGTTGGTCTTTGGAAGTAAGCGTTTCTTCCCTTTTACGTTTCTAGGAATGGACCCTGACAACCATAGTCCCAATATAACAGCAAATGTTGATTATGCTCCCTGCCCTCCTGATAACATGTTTATAACATTGATAAAAATAATGATACCATTGGCGAAACAAATTCCAGGAGTTTCTGTTATCGCCACAGCTGTAGAAACGGCACTGGCCACGGCACAAGTTGTTAAAACCCAGGTTATAGAAAAGGGCGCGGCAAAAGTCCAACAAGGCCTACGAGTTGCCGGCCAAGTGGGAAAACTTGCTTCAAGCCTGCATGTCGCGGCTGCTGGAGCAGCTGCAGCATCTGCTCCTGGCTTTTTGGCCTTGCCTCAACCCACTGCCCCTCCTATGCCTTATGCCCCTCCTGCCCCTCCTCCCAGTCTTTATAACAAAAGTATGTTAGATGAAGATACTTTTAACAGAATACAGGAACAATACAATAAATCTATTATAAGATATAAAGAATTTATAGAACAAACTCGTGGCGAAGATCCGATTAGCGGCGTAAGTAATCAAACAATGTATCATCCTTCAAACATTGGGCATCCTGAGATGGCTATGAGGGCTATGGAGGAAGGTTCATATAGGGGTTATTCTGAACAACCGCTCAGCGGCACTGCAGCTAGAAATAGATATATTAGTAATTATTTCCATTTGTTCCTTCGTGCTAGAGAAAGATTATTAAATAATCAAGGAACAGAAAAAGACAAGAATACAGTTGCTACTTTTATAAAAAATTTCAACACTATGCCAGGAACAATGGTAGGAGGGGCAATAAAAAGTTATAATTCCCTAGAATATCTCACACTCGGCAGCTTGGCAGCACTTGTAGGTGGCGGCCTCCTCGTAGGCATAAACAGGGGCCTACAAAATTATACATACACAGGAAAAGATGATTCCCCTCCAAACGCAGGAAGAGTTTGAGAAGCTTTATAAGCAAGATGCACTACCTGCCCCTATTCTCATTTACTTCACCGCCACCTGGTGTCGTGCCTGTAAGAAGTTGGACTGGGAGTCTATTCAATCCGAGTTTCCTGGTCTGACTATTTATAAGTGCGACCTGGACGAGAATTCTTATACCCCTGGCTACTGCAACGTGAGCTCTATTCCCCATATGCTCATGATGCATCCTTCCAAGGAGCTGGAGAACATTGCGACGAGCGACACCGCCAAGGCGAAGGAGTTCATTCGCCTCAATCTGACCAATGTCAAGCAAAAGCCAGTCTAAAGTAAGATTCTTAAATAGAATAAGTATGCCAATAGAACTTACTAACATTCGTCAAACATATAGAGACCAATTGCCTTCTGGTCACTATGATATGATAATTATTAGTTTAGTTCATCAGGGTCCAGAAATGTTATATTATATGGCAGAAAATATTAAGAAATACGTGAAAGGCAGATTTTTATGGGTTGTTCACTATAATAATGAACAACACATAGACGAGAATACTTTACCGCCTTGGGCATGGATTGTTCGTGACACGATTAAAACAAAACATTCCACCAGACTACTTCTTATGGCGATAAACCAAGCGTTAAAGTTTGCAATCGCCAATGTCACATCAATAAATATAATGGCAATTTCCTCTGGCTCAGCTTTTTTTAGAGATTTTATAGTACCTACATGTAAAAAAATCTCATTGATTTCACATGAAGTTAAATTGGACTCACCTGGAAAAAATTATGCGCATATAGAGGAAATAGACGTCTGCCATATGGGTAAGTGTACACAATATTTAGAATCAGTCGGTTCATTTGGTTGGCAATATAAACATGGAGGTGATTCAGATGTAGAATTTCACACATTCGTTAAAAATCGCGAATTTAAATATCTAAGAGGATGCCAATGGCCAGGTCAAATTTGGCCGTATGAAGTTGGCAAAATGCTAGTAACAGATATAAGAGAATTGGATAATTCAAATTTACATGAAATCCTACGGTACGCCCCTGAAGAACTTTACTTTTCAACATATGCCTATAATTATGCAAAAACGAATAATATAGCAATTGACTTTGTAGAAGTGATTACAAATTGGAACAATGGTTATGAAATACAGAATGTCCATTATATTGACATTCTAAGAAGATCATATGAAGGTGGTTCGGCAGTGTCTAAGCTTTCAGATAATATACATAATCCTGTACGCCAGTTCTTACTATTGTGAACATGCAGAAGCAGAAGCAGCAGTCCCAGAATAAATAACCATCTCTTTTACACTACCGTCGGGAAATACGCGGACTCTCGTAACTTTTGCCTTTAAAAGAAGCGCTTTTATCATCGCTTCTTTTAAACCATCGGGTCCGAAAAAAATATATTTTTTTTGCTGACCTTCGCCTTCCACTTCAACAATATGTAAATACGTCCTATCTTCCATCTAAGAACTCCCGCGAATATGTTCAGGAATTCCACTCTTCGTCCACTCTTCAGGCAGACCATTTGCTAGCCACGTCACCGTATTCAAGACCCAGCTCGCCGATCCCCCAGAATGCCCGTCCTGGTCCATCTCCTTGAATACGATGGCGGCAATCGGGTCCGTCTCCTTCCCATCATATGAGCACCGATTTGCCCGAATAAGCCCACCCCCCTTGATATACTCCCAGGTCGAAGGATATACCTGTGCCGCCTTGTTTCCGCCGTCAATGGCGTGTTGTAGATATAGCTTACTGGTCTCGTCCGTGAAAGAAGACAAATCAAACAACTGCTCAGAAGACATTTCCGTGAAGGAGGACTTCTACCGTAGCGTACGCCCAAATTTCATTTTTTTTACACCCGCAAATCCTAGATGGAGTATGATTATATTATCGTCGGCGCAGGCATCGCCGGTCTTCACTGCGCATTAAGAATATCGAAAGCCTTTCCAAAAGCCACAATTGCCATAACAGAAATGTACAATTACACTGGTGGAAGAATGTTTACCTTCCATCAATCTGACCCTTCTTTATCCTGGGAATCGGGCGCAGGAAGAATCCACGAATCCCACAAGAATACGCTACACTATGTAAAACACTACGGACTCACCCTTTTTCCCATTTCCTCCCATTCCCAGTGGATTTCGGAAGAGACTGCCACACCCTCCAAAGATATCTGGCCGTCCCTATCCGACATTTTCACAACCGCCATGGAAAATCTTCACCCTGCAATACTCGCCACACATACCGTGGAAGATATACTACAATCCAATTATCTCACCCAACGCTTTCCCTATAAATCTGAGCTATCGACCATGCGCGCCGACATCGCCCTCAAATCCCTAAGCGAAACAATGGGTTCTTCCGAGGGTTTTTATGTTGTGAAAGAGGGGTTTTCCAGTCTTGCGAATAAAATGAAGGCAGACTTGGTAAAGCGGAAGGTGGTCTTTCACTATAACCATAAGGTTGTTCATATCACAGGAAACACCCTACATTTCAAAGGACAGAGTTCCATGAAAGGAAAGAAAATCATTCTCGCCATTCCCAGTGAGGCCTTGAAATCCATAAGCCCATTCCACAATGTTCCCGCCCTCAAACACATAATGATGAAACCCCTTCTCAGAACATACGGCGTCTTTCCATCCAAGGCCTGGTTCCACGGAATTCCGCGGACCATTACCGATTCTCCCTTGAGACATATCATACCCATTGATTCCAAGAAGGGTATCATCATGACCTCTTACACAGACGCTGAAGACACCAAGCCTTGGACCCGAATCCTAGAATCCAAGGGAGAAATCGCTCTACAAAATGCCATTATGAAGAAAATAAGGGAATTATTTCCTGAGCTGACCATTCCGAATCCCATATTCTTCAAGGCACACCATTGGAAACACGGCTGCTCGTATTGGTTGCCCGGCCTGTATGATGTGAAAGAGCAAAGCACCAAACTTATGAATCCTTTACCTGCCGCGTATCCCAATGTATATGTCTGTGGAGAGAGTTATAGTTTGAAACAGGCGTGGATAGAAGGGGCCATTGAACACGCTGAAGAAATGTTGGAGAAGTATATTCTTCACGTATAAAAAGAAAGAAATGAGTCATATCCCCATTAACATCTTTCATATTCTCGTGGTAGCCCCGTTTCTCCTATACGTCGCCATTGTGCGTGGTCAGTTGGTGCCTTGGATATTTTCCGTCCTGACTGGTCTGGGCATTGTTATCCTTGTATACCACGGCTATAAAACATTTATCAAGTGGAAGGCGCAATCACCGAGTCTCTGGGTCAATGCTATACACTTCTTTGTAGTGGCCCCTCTCTTGATATATATTGGAAGCAAGGGATATGATACGCCCCGATGGGCGTATGAGATTCTGGCTCTTCTCGGATTTAGTGCTCTTGGATACCACATATATGCCATTATTATGCAAATCCAAGAAATGAATTCCGTAGGACCGGTAAAAAAATCTGGCACGGCAGACTCTTCAAACGCATA